AAGTTCCACAGTCGCCAACTTCTCCGCCACCCGCGAGTTCCCAGCATCAGCAATAATGCTGGCCTCAGTAGCGGTGCGACGGATCTCCGGCATCTGACCGCGTGCGTACTCAGAAACGCCACTAACAGTGTTAATGTCCTCTTCGATAATCGCAGAGAAGTTGTATATATCCGCCGACAGCGGAGTTTGCGGCATCGGTATGACAACCTCTGACAGCGGCTTGTTCTCATCCACCACCGGCACCAACCGGCCATCCTCATCCGATTCCAAAGCCTCCCGGCCCTCAGGACCAAACGAACGCTCATGGAACAGGTACTTGCGGGCGTAACGCTTCCGGGCATTAACCAACTGTGAACGGGTCTTATCCAACTCCAACTGAAGCGACTCAATAGACTCCAAGTCGCCCATCGGATAGAAATAGTCCGGCACATCATAGTTGCGCATCATCACAAACGGCTGACCGTACGCATACGGCATCGGAGCCGGTTCTACCAGAAATTCGTCCCCCGACTGGGGTACGACCGCCATCGTATTGTTCACAATGTCATAGAATTCGAAGACAACCGTCCGTTCCTCTTCTATCAAATACTCTTCCTGCTCCTGACGGTCAGAGGGAGCAAACAGGGGATTCAGTAGAGAATCTGCGCTCAGATTCCTCCGCGCCGACGCCTTGTACCGCTTGTCCTTCTTCGCCTCCTCCAAAGAGCGTACAATGCGTTGGGCCACCCATTTGGCGTCCTCCATGCACGTAGCCTCCGGGTCTATGAACACGTCAAACGGGGAGACACGGTCCACAAACGGCTGATCCTCCACAACCGTCATAGCCGTAGTAGGTATACCCGCCGTTATCTCTGCGTTGTTTGGCAACCCCAACCCCAACTCTGGCTCCTCGAACGCAAACCGGTCAGCCTCCGAGACGGCGGCATTACCCATCTCCTCACGTTCCGCATCCCCCAGTGTGCGCTCCTGCTCAACAAACTTCCAACCAACCTTGATCCAAGCATGGCCAAAGATCAGAAAATCTTTGACAGCCCGCTGAAACGGCTTACGGAAATCGTGGTGACGCCACAAATAGTTGATGACCGCTTCCACAAACGTGGCACGGTCTTGGTTCTCCTCCGTGTTGGGAGAAACCACAACCTTCGGATAGTTCACCGATATGGACGGTGCGATCACATTAATAGTGCTGAAAGCCAAATTTACTGCAACCAAATCCTCTTTGATCGCCGTAGTCCTCGGCCAATGCTTCCCACGGTACAAGTCGTTCATGCGACGCCACAGGTCATCATAACCCATTTCGTCACGCCAACGGGCAGCACCCTCCAACTTGCGTTGGATTATCTCATATTTCTCAGCACGCGTCTTACGAGCCACTAGAAATACGCCCTATCCGATAGTCGTTCAACCTTACGCCCCTGAGAAACGGCTTCCCGCTCAGCCTTACGACCCCGCTCCTCGCGGGTCAAATGCTGCTCATCAGGCGGCAACTGGGCACGGTAACCGCGACCAGTGTCCACCATCAAACCTAATAGCCGATGCCGACGAGTCCACAACTCGTCAATTTCGGCAGCAGGAACAGTCCCACGCACCTCTATGATATAATCACAGAAATCTTCGTAGGATGCCTCCCGGGGGAGGATAGCCATAGTTACGGACGCTTGGTGTGCGGAGCCGCGTTATGGCCCCTCAGTTTCGGCTGCGGCTTCGCAGGCTCAACCTTACCAGTCTGCCCATGCTGATTGAATGGAGTCTCACGCACGTCAAGTTCGCCGTAGCCGCCAGTAAAGTGGGCGTACTCCGGGCTGTCCAAACGCTGCTTCGGAGAATTGGGAGCCGTAGGCTTCCAAATCGGGTTGGTCACAACGGACCCACCGCGCTCCATCTTGTCGTTCTGGCCCTTACGACCGTCCACGGTTTCCGTACCGCTCGTAAATGCCACAAAATTCTTTGCCAAGGTAATAACCTCCAATAAAGCCTCTCAAGGCTATGTTCAGACTGTCCCACGCACTGTGTGTGCGCCGATCCTCCAATCCTGTGTTTCATCAGGTTTGACCATGCGGGCGAACCAATCCACTGTCCAATAGTCGTCCACCTTCGGCGTGAACTCGGGCATAAACGCGTACTGGCGCATCTGATTCGCCAACGCCAACGCCATAACCCGGTCATCGTGTGGGGAACCACTCATCGAACCACGCTCGTTGCGCTTGTATGTCCTCAACTCGGCCAAAGTGTACTGGTCGTGGATCGTCAACTCGCCCGCCCGCAAAGCCATACCCAAATCGTCAATAAGCAACGGTTTCGTGGTACGTGTCGTCTTCCAACCAAACTCTAAAGAAACCTTCGTAATAGAACTATTTAGGGTACGCTTCCGGAAAAGGTTCGGATGTCCCACATGCCGCAACTGGGTGATCGTCGTCAACCCGTGGTTGTTTGATTCCACACAGGTGAGGGCATCGTTGTACCACAAAGTCAACATGTACACTTCGTGCGCCAAAGTATCGGGGGGAATGTGGCCGTGCCAGACAGCGACCTGCTCCCCGCTGCGCACATCCAATATTTGGGCGCAAGAATAGTCGCCGTGGACAAGCCCCTCAGCAGTATCCACTCCCATACAATACGCACGACCCATAACGGGTTCACGCCAAACTGTGAGCATCTTTACGCCATTCCACTACCCGTTTATACGGCTCCCACAAATACCCGGCCTGTCCCGGCTCAACCTGCATATTCATCTGTTCCAACACATCCAAGTCAAACACCGGGTTACCCGACTTGATAAACGCCTCCTCAGGGGTTGTCGGATACTCCTGAGCCAACTGCCACGACAACATCGAATCCTTCTTCGACTGATACCATGCCTCATCCCGATTCTCCGCAGCGGACCACGGAAAAAACATTGGCATAAACTGGTTCGTTCCCGTCTCCGACCCCACCCACAGTTGATGAAAGAAATTGCCCGACCCGTTCGCCGTGCTCAAACCGATGATACGCCCCCCCACGTCCGCAACCGGTTCTATTGAAGCCCACGCCTCCTCAGGGTTCGGCAGGAACGCCCACTCGTCCACAACCACCAGCGAAGCCGACTCGCCACGTGCCGGATCAGACGCCGACGGCATCGAAGTAATCATGCTGCCATTATCAAACGACATCTTCTGCTGATGCTCCACCAGCGACTCCGGGCCACGCTCCAACATCCAACCCGGCATGTGTTGAAACCCGTACTTCGACTTGCGCAACAACAACACCGACTCGCGCTCAGTTCGGCTCAAATCAACAATGTTCTGATCCGGTTTAAAAAACGCCAACCAGAACTGGTGTGCAGCAACCAACGTCGTCCAACCAATCTGACGGGCCTTCAAAGTCAAACTATACCGATGCTCCCTCCATTGATCCAACGCCTTCCACTGGGCGGTGCGCAACTTGAACAGAATCTTCCCATGCGCCGGATGAGCAATATACCAATAGTTTTCTAAAAAATATCTTTCATCAAGCGTGCACCGGCGCCACTCGGCTTCACGTTGAAGTTCAGTCAAACGGCCCATCTAGTTGTGTACCCCCCCGGGAGGGGTACCGCCCCAATGTGGACCACCAATTCGCGTACTCAACCCCAACGGGGTAGCCCGACGCTCTATCTCCCACAACGCCACCCTCAACTCCTCCGGGGTTATGATACCCTTGGACGCTTGACGGCTCACTGCTTCTATGGCCTTCAAAACGTCCTCCGGCACAGACATGCCACCACTAGACCGGTACAGCGCAGGATCCCCCATTCCTCTACGCGGGACTCCCTCTTGCGGTATCCACTGCTTGCGCTGGAGCGTCTCGGCCTGCTGGCGCGCCGTTCTCTCAAACTGCTGAGTCTGTCCCGTTCTGTGTCGCATTATTTGCTCTGGACGAGCCAAACGACCCGTTGCACCACCATACGTCGTCAACGCCACCAACGTCATCAACACCAGATTACGAATCTCGTTAGCCTGTTTCCTGCGCCCCTCAGCCTCCTCCCGGGTCTGTATGCCACGCCCCGTCTTGACGTACTCCCCCGACTGGAAAGCCTCCAACAGCAGGCGATCCATTTCAGACTCCGGGTTGCGATCCTCGTCAGTCAAACGGCCCATCAACCAACCTCAATGAAAATGCATTCACCGGGACAATCCTCCGCCGACTCGACAACAGCGTCAAGCAACTCCTCCGAAAACGTCGCCGTACCCGTCGACATCTTCAACAACGGCTCCCCGTCACCCCCGTCAGGCCCAGCAATCGACTTCCAATGCTCCTCCTTGACGTACGCCAAACCGTCATCTGCGTACATCCCGAAAATGGGGGGACAGATTTCGGCACACAAACCGTCCCCGGTGCAAAGATCTTGGTCTATCCAAACTTTCATCGCCCACCAGACACCGCCTCAAATCTCTCCGCCCACATACGGTTCCGACACTTCATCAGTTACAGGCGTCACACGTCTCCACCTCGTCCACACTGCACTCCAAAGGTTCCTCATCGGAAAAAGGGTCATAAACCTCATACGCCTCCACAGCAAACGTTGTATACAGTTCCGGGTCACGGGTCACGGCTGACCCGCCAAAGCAGC